ATCCTTTGTCTTTAATGCATTTCATACAAGCCGTGTACGATTCTGGAGCTCCGCTAACATCAATGTAATATAATTGCATACCTTTGTCATAACAAAAGTCGCATTCAATAGGATAAATCCATCGTTTTGGGTTACTAATTTTCACTTAATCCACCCCAATGCGTCGCATTTTGCATAATTATCGATTTGCCATAACAGTTGATCTATTGATTTGTTTAATTCATACACTGCCATTTTAGCAACTCTGTCATTTACTGCCCCATATTGAGGGATTTTACCCCTAAATTGGAGTATTTTGTCCACGATTTTATCGTATTCTGTGCTGTCCATGTGGCTCCTAGAGTAGTTTCATTCATAATGATTGCTATCATTTGGCAATTTCTAAGTAGATTCGGGGTACTGCGTACCTATTCCGACCTACATCGTAGTAGATGTTCAAGTACAGTGTAAGTATAATATTTATAGACTGTTCCTATTATGATAGGTTTATGGTCAAGAAATCGGACTCATTTTTTATCAGACAGACTTTGAACGCAGACAATACAGGTATCTTTCAACAAACTGAATTAGACCTCGGGGCATATGTGGATGCCCTTGGTAAATCCGTGTTGAGGATCCACAATATAGCCGTCACCTTTAGCGAGCTAGACGGTACTCCTGTAACTCTAGGAGCAAATGATGGTGGAGCCGCACAATATCAACTAACTACACAAGCACAAGCAGATATTGTTCTATCTTCTAACAGATCAGTTATAGCTAGTGGAATGCTATTTGCTAAGAATGATGTTGGTGCGGCTGGTCCTCCTTCAGTAGCAACTCATGACGCTGATGTATTGCCTCAAATGTGGACTAACGGTTACCTGGTAGCAGTAGATAGCATCTATCTTGGCGGTCGTGCTGATAGTGCTTTTACTACTGATGTCTACTGTAGCATTACCCTCGAATGTACCGTTGAGACTATGTCTGAATCATCCGCAATGGCTCTAGCACTATCTCAGCAAGGCGCATGAGGTGGTTAGTATAGCCCGAGATATGATGCTCACAGTTGAGGAGTATATGGCACTCCGTCGCTTGATAGATTCAGAGCGTGAAAGTGAAGGTTCTACTCTTGTTCACGAGCTAGAATCTACTCCAAAAAACGCTAGACGCAAAGCAAGCGCATATTCAAAAAAATACAAAAAAGCCTTCAAAAAGATTGCACCACGATATAAATTAAAGTCTGGTAAGTGGAAGAAAGGCGGTTTCAAAGCGGCAGTAAAGGCGGCACATAAGGCGGTGAAGAAATGAAGCCAACAGGTCGTAGATTAACGCTTAAGGGCAGACCAGAAAGAAACCCAATTAATACCATTGTCAATAATGGTTATCAATTAACACCTATCTTTATTGACGACCGTGCCGGATATGGATGGAAAATTACCGGAATTAACTCGTGGGTAATACCAGGTAAAGATATAGAACCATACGCATTATACACGACAGTACCCCAAGATTATTCGACAGGCGTTGCTTTTGGTTTGAATGTTCTAAATACAGGTGAAAATGATAACGCAATGGTTGGATGTCTAATTACTTCTGTACCAACCGGACCCGGTCCCGGTGTTCCAATCGTAGAAGGTGTAATTGACAAAGACCATGTGATCGTAAATCAATTATCATTATTGTATTTAGAAGATGATGACCCTGGATATATTGTTTACCTGGAAGAATATGAAATTTCGGACAGAGAAGAAATTGCATACAAGATTAAAGAGATTGGTCAAAGCATAGACCCGGTTGAGTAATCATGACGGATGCAATCGCACCAATAGACCAGGAACAAAACGAGCGTATCGTTTGGTGTGAAAGATTGCTTTATCTTATTGTTCTGCTTCAGTTCCCTCAATTGGCAACACTTTTGTAAGCATACTCCAATGACCGCATGATTCTATGGCCATACAGCCACACATACGAGCGTGTACGGCTGCTAATAATGCGACATTTGGCAAATCACCCACACTAAAGGCGTCCATCGACAAAAACTTGGCCTCGATTGCACCTGTTACCCATTTAGATCTACTTTGTTTCCAGCTTAGCTCTTTGTCTAATCTCATTTTCAAGCTGTTAGGTATCGATATCGTGATTGGAACGCCAGGGTCCGCACTTCTTGGGCGACTCATTCTTCATCCCATCCTTTGTCTTTAATGCATTTCATACAAGCCGTGTACGATTCTGGAGCTCCGCTAACATCAATGTAATATAATTGCATACCTTTGTCATAACAAAAGTCGCATTCAATAGGATAAATCCATC